CTCCGCGTTGATCTCTTCAACAGATTTACGGCTCTGTCTACGAGCAGCCTGTCTATCATCAAAATCAGAAATCGCGCCCGTAATCGTCTCAAACGCTGGCGACAACGCACTCTTAATCTCATCAAACGTCGGAATAAATCCCGCCTGAGTAACCTGAACACTCCCGTCAGGGTTCAAAGGTACGCGGGACGGGGCACTCGTATTAAGGTAACTCGTCTCCGTCGGTATGTTCTGTATCGCCGTCAACTGACGATTTAAATCTTGCGCGTCAGATAACTGAGCCTCCGCAAGAGTGTCATAAGTATTACCCTGAGAATCCGAATATGTGACCTTGTTAATCACAGGATCCTCGCCAGCAACAGTCGTCGCCTCAAATGTAGCAGGGCGTCCAGTCTCAGGGTCCGTTGTAACTAATGTATCAACAGCCGATCCGTCCGACAAAATCGTACCCGTCGCCGTGCTCTGACCCGTCGGATCAGCATCCGCTAACTCACTCTGACGCTCAAACCGCTCCGTGAAATTCATGTCCGCAACCGTCGTACCACCGTCCGCCGTCGCGTTGCTCGGCAACAAATCCTCAATAGTCGTGCCAGCACCGCCGCCTATCTGATCCAACGTGTCCTGTATATCAGTAACAGACGTACTCGCCTGACCAATGCCCGTGCCCGTAGGTGACTCAATCTGATTACCTCGAGGATCGAGAGCATCTGGATCGCTCGGCTGCGTAGTCTGGAAATCATTAGGATCAAACTCAAACGTACCCAACGTATCCAAATAATCCTGTGCATCCTGCGTTACCACAGGTTGCGACATCAACTGCTCTTCAGGAGATAACGCAGGGGATGGCGCAGGTGTCTGCTGGGCAGCAATCGCCGCGTCCAACGCAGGATCCTCACCAGTTACCGCAGTAGAATACGATTGCCCGTTATAAGTAAACGTACTCCCCGCACCCAAGTTTTCACGAGCCTCGCTAAACGCATCGCTGAAACTATCCGACGCACTGTAATCCGTCTTCGCAGCAGGAGCCGCCGCTGGCGCGTTGTAATTATCCTCAAAACCATTGTCTACCTGACCAGCCGCATATCGACTAGCGTGATCAGGGTCCCCGTTTCTAGCAATAGTCTCCGCAGTACGGTCAATGAAATCCTGATCCTTGGGAACCAATCCCAAGCCCATAGCTAAATCATTGCCAATACCACTCACAATATCCGTCGCAGTTTCCTGTACCGTCGTTAAAATACTCTCCGCTGGACTTGGAGACGGGCTGGGTGATGGACTTGGACTAGGTGATGGAGACGGTGATGGACTTGGAGCAGGAGCAGGAGCAGGGGAACTCTCGCGTATCTCAGTACGCTCCGAAACTAAATCATTCAGTTCAGGGGTCCAATCACCACCACTCGCACTCAACGCCGCATTGATATCCGCCTGTACCTCAGACTCCGAACGAGCCGCTGGTGCAGGAGACGGAGACGGAGAAGGCGAGGGACTCGGGTCGCTGCTCGAACTCGGACTCGGCTCTGGATCACCAAAAGCTCGACGATCAAACTGCCAACTCATAAATGGGTTATACAATGAATAGCGCATCAGCTAACTCCTAAACAGTAATTCGCGCCGACTAAATCATAACCACGTCGTTCCATCATGCGCGTGAACTTGTCCATATGTATACCAGAATCTTGGCTCAGGTAAACTACCCTCACACCACGGCCCCGCGCCCAATCCTCAAACCTGTCCAATAAAACCAAGCCTACACCGATTTTCCGATACTCTTCTCTCACATACCATAACACATCACGAGCCAGTTTGTCATAACTAAAGTAAAACTCACCTAAATGACCAGCAAACACACCCACACACCTACCATCATCAACCGCTACACACAAAAACTTCTCAGGATCAGTCGCATAGGTCCGAGCTACACTCAACAACTTATCACCACTGTACCCAACCTTCGAACCAAACGTACTCTCCGCATGAGCCAAAAAACCCATCTCCACGAAACACGCCTCTTGGGCCTCGGTTAAACTGTCTAACATCAAATATTCTAGCATCTCGGTCCTCCGTTTGCAGGGAGTTGTATCAAAGGTACAAGCAACAAACAACCCAAATGAATTTAGACCCGCGATTTTTTGGAGGGCATGGGACTCTAATGGAATTACCAGTGAATGAATTTATCAAACTTGTATATATAGCGCGTATGTGTTGACGTGTACCGCCAAATAGGGGGGTTGGGGGGTCGCTGCCGCTCGAGCCGTCGCTGCAATGCGGCATAGTAACCCCTAAAGGGGGAGGGGGGATGCTGCGTTGCAGCGTTCAGCAGCTGACATATTCTCGAAAATTAATTTAAATAAATGTGATTTACTTGTGGTCTGCCTATTGACATTCCATAAGTTAGGCCCCATATCTTAGATATGGAAAGCAAGGGGCTTTTCATTTTAACAAGGAGCAAAACAAATGCCTTTCACTAAAGTTCAACAGTTCGTCGATGCTGAGATTTACAGCGGGTCAGATCCAGAAGTAGCCAACGTCGATGACATCAAAGAGCGCCTAGCGGTTCTCAAAGAGATCAAGAGCGACGTTGACGCGATGATCAAAGCCGCTCAAGAAATGGCAATCGAAGACGGCATCGCTGAGATGAAACCATGCCAGCGCACCAACGTGCCAAACCTAGCATGGTGGAAAGCAAACAAGCCCAAGTCATGGGCCAAGTATTGCACCGTATCAACCTATGATCGGTTCTCTTGGAAGTAAACCAAACGGGGGACTACGGTCCCCCACCATTTAACAAGGAGTAAACAAATGTCTTTAAATTATGATCTAACCAAAGTGACAGCGGACTACAAAGATGACGCTGTCTGGCCTATCACAAACGCTTTGATCTGGGGCACCATGTCAGTAGCGATGAACGAAATCACCGAAGATAATTGGGAAGAGTTCTACACTCGCTGCTATATGATCGAGACAATTCACGGGGCATGGTTATGCTTTAAGAACAAGAGCCGACCCATCACACCCGAAGACGTGAAGTCTCACATCGGTCTGCACACCAACGCGAACACGCTGACCAAAGCTAAGTTCAAAGTAGATATCGACCGACGCCTACGTTTCGCTGCCGCATCGATGATGCGATAAAAACACTTGTGCCCCGCTTGTTGGCGGGGTACACTCTACTTGCATTTAATCAGAAGGAGTAAACAAATGCCTAGAACATCATTCGGAAAAACCCGTAAAGCTGACAACCCATACGCGGTATACACTGATCCGCGCACTGGCTGGACATGGAAAGTATTGAAGACATACAAGCATTCCGATGCCGAGCGCAAAGATCCTTATGCACGTTGGTTCCTGGCTACGTCATCACCTATGACTGACTTCCGCGATGAGATTGGCGACGGGTACGCTGCCGAAGTCATCCAGAACGGGATCCTTGTTGATGCCGAACCTGCATGGCGCGATGAGTACAGCGTCTGATGTATCACGCAATCGATACACTGATCAAATGGTGCCGTGGTCGTCAGACCACGGTGCTCGATGATGTACTGGGCGGCATCGCATTGTTTGCCATGCTGTTCATTCTGCTATGGATGACACCATGATCCACATATTCAACAGCGCAATTAATTACGATGAGCGGACAGAGTTACCTTTGTCCGCCGTCAAGATCCACAAGCAAAACATCTGTGAGTTTACCGCTCGACCTTACATCATGTTCGAGCACCGCGACTATCCCTTGGGCGCACTCAAAGCTGAGTACAACGGAGACGTTTGGGTCTGCGACCTGTGCTAGATTACTAACACCCAGGCGCAGGGTAAAATGCGCCATGCTCCTTGAACCCTGTGACTGCAAAGTCGCAGGGTTTTTTGCTGGGCCGCAAGGTCGCAGGGCCGCAGGATTTTATTTATATACATATGTGATTTAGTTGTTGACTGGTTGTTGGATCTATGCAACCATGGGTCATAGGCAATCGGGCCTATATTAAACCAGAAGGAGCAACCTTATGAAAAAAGGTTATATTACACACAGCCGTCTCGAGGCAGAAATTCGCTTGGATCTTGGGGAACTTGGTTCAGTCATCCGCGAACTGCCAGAGGATAGTTCGATCCGCAGCAAACTGGAAACAGTTCGACGCCAGATCCTCGAGGATGTGCAGTCATCAATCAACTACGAACTTATGGATTAAGGAGGCGGGGGGCTTGGCCCCCCGATTTTTATTATGGCAATACATGGATCACCAGAAGATCGAGGCGGGGCCGATGCATATTACGGCAGAGCAATCGATCCACACTACTGGCCCGACGGAACTTACAACGGCAAGCGGGTCGAGGCGGCGCAGATGACCGCAGCACAATGCGAAGAATATTACCAGGCATACCTGGCACAAGATTACTTCAAAGATTGGGGAGACTAAAACCAGGGGGCGCAAGCCCCCTTTCACATATGCGAAAGCATAATAAAGACCAGGGCGGCAAGGCCGCAGGGTCGCAGAGACGCAGACAAGGTCGCAAGGTCGCAGAGATATAAAGAAAACTTTTTACTTGTGGTTTACTTGTGGTCTGCTAATATCAAATCGTTAACTAGAAAGAGGAAACAAAATGCAACATGCTATCATCTACAATGGGCCAAGCCTCTTGGATGGAAAGCCAATTGTCGTTATCGCGACATATTCAAACCGCAACACCAAAACGGGCAAGGTCGTGCAAACTTATATCTTGCGCTCGGATATTAACCCGCTCGAGGCTTCGAAGACTGGCGAAGACTTTTCAATTTGCGGGTCGTGCCCCATGCGCGGCGAAGTGACGACGGATCCAAAGCGCAAAATTGCCAAGGGCCGCAAGTGTTACGTTAACTTAGGCCAAGGCGTTTTAATTGTTTTCAAATCATACAAGCGCGGCGTTTATCAAGAGGGCGACCCGCGCACCATGGGCCGCGATAGGTTCGTGCGCGTCGGGACATATGGCGATCCCGCCGCCGTGCCGTCCGAAGTGTGGGACGAATTACTGGCAGAATGTGAAACTTGGACAGCCTACACACATCAAAAGCCATGGCGACCCGACATTGCGATGCAATCCGCCGACAGTTACGACGAAGCCAAGGCCCATTGGGCCAAGGGTCGCCGCACCTTTCGCGTGATTGTGGATCTAGGCGATATCGACAAATCAAAAGAGACGCTGTGCCCTGCATCAAAAGAGGCGGGTCGCCGCGTCCAGTGCACAGCATGTAAACTTTGCAAGGGATCCAGCCTAGCAAAATCAATCGCAATCGTGGAGCATTAAAAATGACAAAGACACCGCAAGTAAAACCAGACTGGAACACAGGCATCTACATCGGAGACGGTGTAGTTGCCACACCAAAACCCGCCTGGCAATGGACGGATCAAGAGATCCGCGACTACTACGACCAGAATCCTAACCTAACGATCCTAACTCTGGCGGGCATGGTCGGATTGACGGGCACCGAAGTAAAAGAAATACTGATGTCATAAAGACCAGGGGGCCACGGCCCCCTTTTTCTGTGCCCTCGGCACAGGCACACAATACTACAGGACCGCAGGGTCGCAGGGTCGCAGGGTCGCAGACATTTGATCAAGCAAACGGGGCCGCAGACTTTCGAACAAGGCCGCAGGGTTCGAGAACCGTTGGCCCTCCGCACCTTTGATGCCCCCGAAGATGAGGCTTGGCCCCTGATCCCCCCCAAACAAATATAGATCCTTCGTAGAGAGGCTCTTTACCAAGAAGAAACTAAGACCACCTCGGGCGTAATAAGCCATATGCCACGCTGCCTGATGAGATGAGACTTTTACTGCATTCCCCTTGCTTACCTTTAATTCGAACCAAAACGGCAAGCCATCCCAGACGATATGTACATCAGGAACACCGCCCCCATGCACGTTTTCAATCCGAGTTGCGAACGCTTTCTTGGGTAGGTTCGACCTCAACGTGTTCCAAAAGTTGGCCTCTGGTCCCTTGCTCATCTGTTATATCCTCCGCTGTGCCATCGATCACGAAGGCTTGCGGATATTGTTTCTGTAACATTGCAAGTCGGGCTGTTATTTCATCCCTCGAGAGTTGATCAATAGTGTTTATTGTTTCACGCCTGTCGATGGTCAGACCACCAAGAGCAGAGCGTATCTTTTCTGCGTTGATTGCGGCAGAGAATTGCCCTGCCTCTTCTGCACCCAGAGATAATTTAAACAGACGCTCAAGCTGCCCGATGGTTGTCACACCATACTTGCGTTCACGTTCCTGTCGTAACTCTTGGATGTATTCCAAGACATGTGGATAGTCTCGACCATTCAACAAAACCGAGGCTTGCTTTGCTGCTACGTTTTGTGCGTAACCAGATTTCCTTGCACACTCTGCGTTGGAATAGATCCCTTCCACGATGTGTCGAGCAAAAGTCTTTTGCCGATTGGTCAGTTGCCGACCATGTTCTTCTTCAATCTTTTTCTGTACCGAACCCATGCCTGTCTCCGATTTTCCACAACCATAGTACAAGTATTTCCTGTTGCCAAGATTTCTATATAGGATGTTCCCAGAGATAAAGTGTAAACACTTTGCCCTTTTTTTGTCATGGGCTGAGTTGGCAAATGAAAGGACACTGCAATTGTTTACGGTATTTTGTAAACTGTTTACGCTTAATTTTTAATCGGTGTAAACAAGGACCGAGGTACTAGACCCTTGATACTATTAACTTTTTCCCCCTTCAAATCTACCTGTTTACGTTGTTTACAGAAATTTGCCCTGTTGGAGATGAAAAAAATAAAAATCTCTGGTAGCGTTCTATATGTAAATCAGTAACGGGCTTGACTTGCCGTGTTTGTTGTGCCATTCTCACAACCACACCACAAGTGTTTTATATTAGAAGGAGAAAATCATGAAGGTACTTATTGGTTGCGAGACATCGGGCATTGTGCGTGATGCATTTTTGGAGAGGGGCCATGATGCGTGGTCCTGTGATCTGTTACCCTCGGACACGCCGACCAACCGTCACATTCAGGA